TAAATTATTCAACACAGATGTAGCTTTAATTGCGGGTCATTTATTAGCAATTCCAACAGATAAAACAAGATGCGCTGAACGTGAAGCACAGGCCTCTGTATTACAAAAAGTAATTTATTCTTATATCAATAAAGGTTATGAAGTTATTATGATGGGAGATTTTAATGATTATGACGCAGAAATATTGGATATGAATAATAATAAACCTACTTCAAAGGTATTAGATATATTAAAAGGTATTTCAGGAGATTATGCTGGACTATATCAATTATATAATGCTGCTGAAGAAATAGTTCAAAATCAACGATATAGTGATTGGTGGGATTCAGATAATAACTGTAATACAGCTTCACAAAATGACTATTCTATGATAGATCATGTATTAATGACTGACTATATTAGAAAATATATTATAGATGTTTTTATATATCACGGATACAACGAATATTGTGGAAAATATAATTCAGATCATTACCCAGTTGTAATTGATTTTCAAATATAATCACATATTTCAGTGTTTAATTTGTCGTTTAATAATATGGTTTTATATTTATTTTTTCATTGAGTTTCTTCTATTTTTGTTTTTTCTTGATTTATTTTTCTTTTTCATTACTCTTTTAGTTCTTTTTCCACCATATTTTGTTCTTCGTTTTTTAGTTTGTTTTTCTGATGTATCAATATTTTCTGTATTACGTTTAGAAGACATAGTTTCTTCATAATCAATGTTTTTAATCATTGGATAATTATATTTGAGAGGACCTGAAACAGAATTATCTTTTTTCTTATTGGGCGGTAGTGTTTCAATACCGATTTTGATTGCTTCAAATAATTCAGGTATTTTTGATTCATCTAAAAATGGGCTGTATAGTTCCGTAAATTTATCAAGTCTATTATTTCTAACAACGTTTCTTACAAACGAAGCAGACATTCCATTATTTTTTATGACATCTGACATATTTAACGCATCTAATTTAGCTGGATCTTTAGATAATTCTTTGTATTGCGACATTTCTTCTCTAGGTGTTATTATACCGTCAATTGAGTTAACATTTGGTAATTTTTTAAAGAAAAAATCAGTAATAGAATCTAACATATTTTTTCTATCGTCACCTATAATTAAAAATAAATTTAAATCAGGTATATTTTTTTTGGATACAATAATATCAAATAAAGGTGTAAATGGTGTAGCACCTTTTCTATCAGGAACACATATAGCGTGTACATTTACAAATTCAATTTTAGATTTGACTTCTGGATTTTCTGTTTCTTCAATCATTTTAAGTTTTTCTGAGTTAATCATTGTTTTTGTTATGTCTTCAATATTACCCAAAACATTTATTTTTTCTTGACAAGATATAGGATTTTCGTTATTGTCATTTGTTTTTGAGAGAATAACATAAACGTTATTAACATCCTTATTAATAGCTTCTTGAATTAATCTTCTTATTATGTATAAATGACCTGGCGTAGGAGGGTTCATTCTAGCTAAAGTAAAAATAATTGTATTATTATCAGTATAATTTATACTCATAATATATTATATTGACATTTTATTTTATTTTATTAGAATATAAAACTATTTATTCGTGTTATCCAGTAATATAATATATGTTTGTCAACATAAATATCGTTATTGCCGTCTAATAATAATTGGGAATGACAAATGCATTCTGAAAAATTAGTATTTAACATATCTTCGTGATAATTATGACATGATTTAAGATATTCTAAAGGTATATTATCTTCACCGTCCCTAGACCTTTTATTAATTCGTTTATGGCAAATTTCTGGTGAAGTATTAACATAAATTATTTTACTAAGTGGAAATTCTTCGGCAAATGTATTGAACCAATTTAAATAAATTTGATAATTAATATGTTCAATTTTACCTGAATCATAAAGCATCTTCGCAAAGACCATTTTATCTGTATATAAACTTCTCTCAGTAATTATAATATATTTTTTTTCAGAGTTTTTTATTTCATTTAAAGTATCTCGTAATAATTTTAATCTAGAAATATAAGCCATCATTTGAAATGAAAATGAATATTTTTGTTGATCAGCATAAAATTTTTCTAAAATAGTTATTCCGTTTTCATCTTTAATAGTAGACCATTCATCAACCGGTTCTTTTAAAAAGATAACGTTTTTATTGTATTTATAATAAAATTTCAAGTTTTCTAATAATGTAGACTTTCCAGAGCCAATATTACCTTCAATAGATATAATCTGAATGTTAGAGTTCATTTTCTTTATAAATTAATATAGATTTTAATTATATATTTCAATTTTATTTTATAATCAAATTATTTTATAATCAAATAAAATAAAATCTTCAAGTGTTTAAATTAGTTAGTTTTATTATTATTTTTTTAATTTAAAAAAAATTGATTTTAAAAATAAATATAAAGATAATGATATAGTTAATTGATTATACTTAAACAATGGATTTAAATCAACGCAAATTAAATAAGTCAGAATGGGAATCTATTGAGATACCAGTTTCTTCTTCAGAACTTGATATATTAAAACTTATTATATCAGGTTTTAATGATGTAAATATTAGAATAAATAATAATAATTCTATATTTACATTTTTGAAGATAGAGTATTCTGAAAAAATGGAGGATTATGTTTTCAACAAATATATACGTAAAAGATGTGATAAAATTGAAATTGAATTAAAGTCTTTGATACCAGGATACAAAAATATGAAAATTGATGCTAATATAAAACCAAATTCAATCGACAGAACGAGATTAGAGAGATTTGATGATAAAACAATAGAAAACAATGCTGTTTATGAGTTTGTTTTACTTGATCATATAGAAAAATTAATTATCAGTAAAAAGAATAAAAATATTAAAGCATATAATTATCATTATTATACGCTTTATAAATTAATTAGAAATAATATTATACATTTAAATAGACATATTAAAAATATTGTAAACATAATTCTTAAAAATTTCGAAAATGAAATAGAAAAATTACTAATTATTGAAAACGCTGTAGAATTTATTGAAAAAAACGAAAATATTTTAAAATACAATGATTTAGTTTTATATGAACATCAAAAAGAAATATTTACATTAATTAAAAATAATGAAATTACACCAAAATTAATACTATATATGGCTCCAACAGGTACTGGTAAAACATTAACACCATTAGCTCTGTCAGAGAGTAAAAAAATTATATTTGTTTGTGCTGCGAGGCATGTAGGTTTAGCTCTTGCTAGAGCAGCTATTTCAGTTAATAAAAAAGTTGGGTTTGCTTTCGGTTGTTCTAGTGCGGATGACATTAGATTACATTATTTCGCCGCGAAAAAATTTACTAGGAATAAACGAACTGGTGGAATCGGAAAAGTAGACAATAGTATAGGTGACAATGTTGAGATCATAATTAGTGACATAAAATCTTACTTAGCTTCGATGTATTATATGTTAGCATTTTTCGATAAAAACGATATAATAACTTATTGGGATGAACCTACTATTACAATGGATTATAATGAACACGAATTCCATAAAACAATTAGAAAAAATTGGAAAGAGAATATAATACCTACAATTGTATTATCATCAGCTACTTTACCAAAAGAAAGTGAATTACATGAAACTATACCTGACTTTCTTAATAAATTTCCTGGCGCACAGATATATAATATAGTAAGCCATGATTGTAAAAAATCTATTCCAATCATTAATAAAGATGGGTTAGTAGTATTACCTCATTACTTAAGTGATAATTATGATAATATCATAGATATTTCATTACATTGTAAAAATTACTTAACACTTTTGAGATATTTTGATTTAAAAGAAGTAGTCGAATTTATAGGTTTTATAAATAAAAATAATTATGCAAATAATAAAATGCATATTGATAGACATTTTGAAGATTTAGATTCTATTAATATGAAAAATATAAAAATATATTATGTTGAAATGTTAAGAAATATAAAGAATACAGAATGGGTCAAAATTTATAATCATTTTATTGGTAATAGAATGCCCAGAATTAAAGAAAATACTTCAGTTGATACAAAAGGTTTAAAAAAAACAAGAAGTCTAGGTCCTGGTGTTTCGTCGCTTCCTAATAATAAATTATCGGGAACTCCTATTTCCAGATTAGCATCAGAACAAATTACATCAAATACATCAAATTTAAAAAATTCTGAAAATATTCCACAAGGAACATCTGGAGTATATGTTACTACAAAAGACGCTTATACATTAACAGATGGTCCAACAATATTTATTTCAAATGATATTGAAAAAATATCTAAATTTTGTATTCAACAAGCGAATATTCCAGCTATAGTGATGGATGATATTATGAAAAAAATTGAATATAACAATATGGTAAATGAAAAAATTTATGAATTAGAATCTCAAATTGACGTTATGAAAGATGAACTCGAACAGCGCGTTAAAAATGTTGTGAGCGGAGGACGAAATAAATCTAATAAAGACTCAAAAAAATTTTCAAAGGATCTACCTGATGAATTTCAGAATAAAGGTAAATTAAATAAACTTACTGAAGAAATTAACAGATATCGAAGCTTAATTAAAAATGCTTCTTTGAATGATACTTTTATACCAAATAAAAAAAGTCATTTAGAAAAATGGGCACCTGAATTAAACGTATCTAATTCATTTACTAGCTCTGTTGATGAACAAATAGTTTCTGATATAATGGCGTTAAATGGTGTCGATAATCTATGGAAAGTATTACTTATGATGGGTATTGGAGTATTTATTAATCATGATAATATAACTTACACTGAAATTATGAAAAAATTAGCTGATGAACAAAAATTATATATTATTATAGCATCTAGCGATTATATTTATGGAACGAATTATCAATTTTGTCATGGATTTTTAAGTAAAGATTTAGATTTAACACAAGAAAAAGTAATTCAAGCAATGGGTCGTATTGGTAGAAATAATATTCAACAAACTTATACAGTTAGATTTAGAGATGATACACAAATTTTAAAATTATTTACATCTGATACTGAAAAGCCTGAAGTAATCAATATGAATATTCTATTTAATAGCAAAAAAGTTAAATATGAAAATGGAATATATATTGAATTACCTGATGATGATATTGAAGAACAACATTCAGAATATCAAGAATCTAGTTCAGAGGAATATGAAGATTAAATTTTGTAAAAAAAATAAATAAATTTTGTATATATATTTTGTATATATATTTTTAATTATATATTTAATTATATATTTTTTTCATATTTATTTTAATGTTGAGATGGTAA